AGGATTACAAATGGAAGACTCTCCTGACACTAACTATGATGCCAAAACCTTTCGGGATGACTTGGAAGAGAGAAAAGATGATAGAATTCTTGAAGAGCAGGGGATATAGTATTGTAAAAAGATTTGACCTTGACACTGATGAAGAGTTCGAAGTTGCTGTTAAGTCTGGTTCTGAATATGTGCCAGATACTAGGAACATAGTAGAAGCTTTTTCAGAGGAGATGCAGAATTTTATCATTGAATGGTCAGCAAGTTTTAACAAAGATAAGAAAGGATGAATATAAAGGACTCTGTACTAGCAAAATGGTCTATCTTAATTAATGCGTGTAAGTCATATTACATTGATTCACAGCCGACAGGTATTAGTGACTCTGATTATGATGAGATGGAACAGAGAGCAATTAACGAAGATGGTTTTTTCGTGAGGGATTATGTATTTGACACGTACTTGAAAGGTGTTAAGACAAAAAACTCGTACATTGAGAAAATCAAAAAGTTTAAAGCTCCTAAATCAATGTTAGATGCAATAAGGAAGTCAATAGTAGAGTTAGGTACAGATAAGATATACCTAGACTTGAAGTATGACGGTTCTAGTATTGCAGTCTACATAGATCCTACTAACGGAGTCCCAAAGAGAGTAGTAACAGTTGGAAATGCGAATATTAATGATTGGGGTGTAGATCAGACAGCTAAGTTGTTTAATTTTCTACCTCAACGATTTCCAAGAGGTATTGTTGCTATTCAGTGCGAAGCTCTTATTGATATTGAAAGATTAGATAAGAGTATTGATCCAGAAAAAGCAAGACAGAAAGCAAATGGTCTTATCAATTCTAAGTACTGTGATCAAGAGATATCAGAACTGCTAACCTTAAGAGCATATAGGTACTATACTGATGACTCTGAGGAAGGTAAGAAAGTAAGGGAATCTGATTATAGAGATGTCTTACAGAGTTTCGATACGGTTAGGTCACAGCAAGATAACCACATTCTATTTAGCCCTGCACAAGTTTGGACATTACCTGAATTAGAGGGAATGCCAGGTTTTTGTGAGAGTGATAGAACAGTTACTGATACTGGTACTTTCTTAAATGATGGATGGGTGCTTTATAATGAGCATGGTATTTGTCAGAGAGCCATTAAGTATGCAGGGGCTGGTAGTGGAACTGAGGCAATTAAGACCAGAGTAAAGAGTATTATCTGGAACGATCAGACTTGCAAAGGGAAAGATAGTTGGAGTGCTAATGTAGAAGTAGAGCCAGTACAAGTTAAAGGCTGTACAATCAAGAAACCAAGTGCAGGAAGTGTTAGTAAGTTAATAAAGAACAACATAACACCGGGCGCAGAAGTTGGTATTATCTTAGCAAACAGTACTATCCCTATGGTTGGTAATGTATTTAAGCCAGGAAATGGTGATTATATGTGGCCTTCTTGTAAGTGTGGTTATAAGTTAAGCTCTAAGGATATTTATGGAAGTCTATTGAAATGTGGAAATCAGTTGTGTAGTGAGAGGTTGGGAAGGATGAAAAAAGTTCTAAACAATACAAGCTCACCAAAGGACCTAGACCTGAATAAGTTGTTAGTGATTGACAGGTTCAGATGGGAAAATACACAAGTTTCAATAGACAGGTTAGTAGAATTAGCAGTGAGTAATGATAGTACTGGATATTATAATTACCTGCGTGGATTCTTGAAAACAGAGCTCCAGATTAGAAACTTAGATCTTGTTTGGATGGCAAGTTTTAAAGCAATTCAAGAACATGTTAGAGGAAAGTAGTAGTAACAGTTTTATCAAGACGATTAACGATACAGACTACACACAAACAGTTCAATATGTTTATCTTAAATTGATAGACAAGTATAGGAATATTGCAAGGATCTCAGATATATTTACACTTCTTAGAGAGTCGTTTGATATTGATGAGTGGATTGCATTAGACCCAAACCTCCTACAAAATGGAAACTTAGAATCTTACTTAATCGACGAACAGATTGAGTGGATGAATAATAGGCCAGTTGATTTTGATGATATCTACCAGGCACTATTAAAAGCAGGTGATTTTGTAGGGAGTGAAAAAAAGAAGTTTGAGCAAGGAAATGTAAGAGAGCGACTTTGGGCCATCTTCCTTGTGATTACTAAGCCAGAGTTAAATTTAAAATATAATTCTTAATTATAAAAAGATGATAGAAGTTAATTTGTATGCAATTCCTGCTAAGGATGCAGGAGCAACAGTAGGTCGTTGTATTGACCGTACACGTTATGACATGGACATTATGAAGGTTAGTGTAATGGAATTCGTTAAGGGTTTCTTGAAGACTAATATTCCTAATTTCGATGCATCAGTGAACAATCCTGACATTATTAGCTTGATCAATAGTGACATTACGCTCACTACGAAGGATTTTGCTTGTATTAACTATTACCTCATTAAGTCAGGTTATATGGTTACTATTCAGAATGTGACCGAAGATGAGGAAAATCCATTGTCTATTCCAGCTGAGATGATTGAGTGGAATATCATGGATTACAACTTTATGCAAAATGGATACCCAACAACTACTAAGATTGTACAGTCTGGTGGTACTGATGTAGTGTCTGTGCTTGAGAATATCGCTAACAATACTGGCTTATTCAGTGAGGATAAGTTTGGTGGTATTAAAAATCCACTTAAGGAGTTAGTAGATACAATCAAGAAGGTCAAGGAGGTTAAGGGAAGTATTGAACCAGGCCCAGTTACAAAGGCTTATGAGGTACTTGATAACCTTGGCATTAAAGTATTCTGCGCAGTTAGTGAAGATTAATAGAAGATAGGTATGACAACATTACAGGATGACTTAATTGAAATCTATAATAACTTAATAGTATTCAATAAAGATACCCTTGTAAATAGTAATCCACTACCTATTACTGTTAAATTTGAGAAGGAGTCCAATTCCCTATTATTTGAACAACTTGGTAATTCAGTTAGGATTGGACTTCCTGTTTATTACTCGCTAGGTCTTGACAGTATTAAGCTAACATACCTACTACCGAAAGATTATGACTATCTTATGTATAATTTGAGCAGTCTTATATCAAGTGGTAGATTACTAGATGATCGTATATGTCTTAGCCCTGAAAATTATGGCTTTGATGTATATGGTGTTAACTTAAAAGAATTCTGGAAAGGCCCTGAGATACTAGGCACTGTTAGATTTGTGTCTAGTAATTCTTGGTTATTTAGGTTCATAACAAAAAGAAAATATAAACTATGATTCAAGTAATTGTAGAGAATGTATCGATTACTGGTATTAAACTTCCTGAGTACAAACATCCTGGTGATAGTGGTATGGATGTTAGGGCTGATATAGAGGAGCCTGTAACACTTAAACCATTAGAGCGTAGGTTAATAAGTACCGGATTGAAGTTTAAAGTACCAGAGAACATAGAAATTCAAGTTAGACCTAGAAGCGGCCTTGCATTGAAGAAGGGAATAACAGTACTAAACACACCAGGCACAGTAGATGAGTCATATGAGGGTGTAGTAGGTGTTATCCTGATTAACTTGAGTGCAGAGGAAGTAGTAATAAACCCAGGTGATAGAATAGCACAGTTGGTTTTTGCAAGAGTAGAAAAAGCAGAGTTAAACTTAGTTGCCAAGATCTCGGAAAGTACAGAAAGAGGTAGTGGTGGCTTTGGTAGCTCAGGTATTAATTAAAAAAATAAAAGTTATGGAATCAAATGAAAAATTAACAATGGGAGATATTGAAAGAAAAGATCAATTAATAGTAGGTTGGAGAAATGCAGATGATGTAGCAGCTAGTGTATGGAGCAGTATTCATAGTAAACTGGTTGATGGTACTCTCGTGTTTGCCTATAAAGCCACCAACGATAAGACTGACTTAGTTCAGTTAGTGGTAGTTAGAAATCTTAAGAGGGATCCATTTGGTAACCCTACTAGTTTGGATAATAGCTATGCAGTTGGTATGGTAACAAAGGGATTCACCATGCTCCTTCCTAATGTACCTCTTACTTATGTTGAGAATGATGTGATTAACGACATGAAGAAGTATAAGGTAGAGAAAGACTTGATTGACCTTTATAAGCAGGTTATTAAAAATTTTGAAGAAAAGTATGGCAGTAAATAAGCAAAAAAGACCTAGAGTATTAGCAATCGATCTTGGTTATTCATCAGTTAAGATTTCCTTTATTGATGATAATGGAAGCTTGGTAAATTATAAGATGATATCAGCAATTTCCGAACTCCCCGAGGCACCACTTGAGATCGATAATGATACAGTATTTAAGCTGAATGAAAAATGGTATGTAATCGGTCCTAACTCACTTAAGCTTGATAGAAATTATCGACTTAAGCTGGAGACATACGAGCAGATGAAGGCAATCTATCCAGTTGTGATTAGTTACTTCCTCAGCAAGTATTCAGATATTAAGTGGGACAAGGTAGCAATTGGACTATCTATGGCATTTAGTGATAAGGCAGATGATCTATTAAAGTATCTGTATGAGTCACTCTTGATTAGTCCTGATACCAATTTCTTTGTATGCTTGCCACAGGGTCTTGCATGTAAGGCGGCTTTTGCTAAGTACGGTCAGAATGTAAAAGATAGCAATATTCATACAACAGATAACAAACTAGATTCATACGTAATTTGTGATGGTGGTTATCTAAGTATTGATATTTGCGCAGTGATTGACCAAAAATCTGCAGCTGGTGCAACTATTGGAATTCCTGATACGGGTGTTATCTGTATTTCTAGGGACATCGCAGAGTATATCTATAAGACATACGAATATAGAATTTCAACAAAGGAAGCACAGACGGTAGTGGATTCTGGTATCTTAACGAGAAGGGGAAAGGTAATTGACTTATCAGATGTAGTTGATAAGTATACGAGAATTTACCTTGCTAATGTACTTAACCTATTAGAGGAAAAGTACTCATCACAGTTAGACGCAAGTAATGGACTTCTGATTGTAGGTGGACTATCTCACTTCTTCGCTAAGTACTTGAATGATGAGCAGTTTATTAAGGAAGTTGAGAAGCACTTCCCAGTTAGCTTTATCCACGTACCAACAGATTACGGTGAGTACTATAATTCAATCAGCTATATGTTAATTGCAGAAAAGCTGATGGGTTATGTAGAACAATAAAAAAGAGATAGAGGGATTATGAATTAGTATAATCTCTCTATTTTATTTTAATATTTAATATGACAAGTAAGACAATTAAGGGTCAGGCATGGATTATGGGAAATAAACTATTGCAGGACCAGACGTTAATCTTATCTAATGGAGAAACAAGCAATAATACAGTAGCACTAGTAGAGGATATCTGGAAGGACTTAACCAGCGATAGTGGAACATATAAGTATAATGGCAAGTCTTATTTCTACTGGACTTATAAGATGACGTCAATGGAAGATGACAACACAGAGGTAGAAGTAATGATTGAGTGCCCTAGACCTAAAGATGGTTTGTGGGGTGATGGTCCGTTTGATCAAGAACTAGCTACTGCAAAAGGTGATTGGGCTAAATACTGGTTGAAGAAATTTAAAACTGCTTATGACAATGCGGTTAATTCTCAGACAATCCAACCAAAAGAGATCCTATTTCCAGGAACTCAATACGTAACATCAACAGGAGACTTAAAAGAGGTAGAGGAGAAAAGAATACAGAGAGATGACCTAGGAGATATTGAGAACCTCCTTAGTGCTTTTTAAAATAACCCTAACTATGCTGAAAATCTATATAGGAAGACAGAGAATTAACTAAGGTGTAGTTAGGGTTACTGATTTGAAAGAAAAAAATAGTAGAACAATTAAGTCTACTATTAATTTTTTTGCTTATTTCCGGTTCAATTCCCTCTCAATATAATCTTTAGCGAGAGGACCAACAGTACAGTATTTTTCTAAGTCTTTGAAGTTTTCATCTAGCTCTTCTTGTGATGCTGTACTCAAGAACTTTAAAAGACTATCAACTGCCTTACTCATACTCGAAATTCTTTAACTGTCTTATTATGGTCTTTCCTACTCTCCTCTTTTAGTTCAAGAAGTGACTGATTTGCTTGTCTAATAGAATCGATTATCTTATTCATCGTTTCCATCGCTTCTTCCTGATTCTTATAAGTCTGTTTAATATAGTAACAGTCTGTCCTATTAGATCCAGGAAACTTTACGATAAACTCACCAGACACTCTTTCACATAGATAGTAAAGTGGTGACCAAATACCAAATATGTTCTTTCCGTATAGAGTAAATAGCCCACTCACTTCATCCTTAACAACCTTAAACCTTTTCATATCAGGCATTGTTGTTAGCTGTACAATGAAATATAATGATGCTAATACTCCTACTATAATAAGAAATATTTTCATACTTTTATCTTCTTTATTGTTTCTAGTTTATTACTTCTCTTAACCTTACCCTTCTTGATGATTTCTACAATATCATTCACAGCTTCTTCTGCTAGACTCTCTTTCCAATAAGAATTACAAATAAAGACACTATCTTCGTAATCTCTCAGGAATAGGTAACCCATATCACACATGTTAGGAAGTAGTCTCCAGAAGCCTAATTTATTCTTAGCCATCACTACAAAAGCACCGTCTAATCTTCTACAAACTCTGAAGTCCTTTAGGTTAGGTGTTTTGTATAGATGATTAATGAAGGCCGGTATACCAATGAATACTACTAGAAATATACAGACTACTATTAGATCAGCTAGTAATCCAATTAACATATCCCCTACTGTCATCATCATACTCTGAAGTCTTTTATTATTCTTTTATCATCACCTTTCTTACGTCGGTTCGATTCACGCAGTTTTTCTAGTAGGTCTTCTAGTACATTAACTGCTGACGTCTGATCCGCATAATACTCTTCTATTCTAACCTCATCAACTCGTGTAGTACCTTGTTTAATCAGGTACACACTTATATCATTCCTATCTTTCTTCAGTACGTCGAATAGTGGGACCCACCTGCCTATATAGGTCTTACAGTATATTGAAAACTTATTATCAATCGTCTCTACTACTCTAAAATCTTTACCATTCATGTCTAGTGCCGCTGTAATTGTACCAACTATAAGTACAATGAATAGTGCAGCTACTATTAATGAACAGATTAAATAAAATGCTGTCATCTTCTATATGTTTTTATAACTGTTCTCTTACTCTCTTTTGATTTTCTTACTGCATTTAATAATCTATCAATAGTTAATCGTGCATCATACTCATCTCTATAGTAAGATAGAATCTGTATCCTTTCTATTACATCACCTTCACGATTGTATACTCTAATGTCACCAATATCGTCTGTACAGTTATATAGATTATCTCTCCACTTACCGTACATGTTGGTATAGTTAATAATATACCTTTCATCGCATACCCTAGTTAACCTAAGTTCTCTAAAGTTTGGGACATTTACAAGACCTATGAGGTACATTACTAAGAATATAAGCAACAATGCAGTACCAATGCATAGAATAACAAACCCTAATAATCCAAATTCTGTCATTTCCATAATTCTTCTATTATACTGTCAACTTTATCGATTCTTGCTTTGTATATTCTCTCGTTAACTTCATCTACAATCAATTCTCTATCTAGTCTAGAGAACTCTTCGCCAATATTACTAAGAATCTCGCTAAAACTATCGCTATCTAGTAGGTTTATTAGCAGGACTTTATTACCTTGCTTTACCTTATCCGCAGAGTTTATAAAAAACTTTCGTACATCTTCCCTACTCATCATAGGTCTGAGGTACTTTATTGCTTCTTTAATAGTATCCACTGTATTATCTTCCTCAGTTGATACTCTTTGATAGATGCCGAATAAACAATCAGCAAAGACTATTAATTTTTCTCTCTTACTAATATCCATCTTCTATTCTATCTACAATATTATTAATTGTCTTAACGTTATCTTCGTACTCCAGAGTTAAGACTTTGTTAACTACCTCATCCTTCTCATCCTGCTCTGAGATATTATACTTTCTGATAATACCATTCTCGCCTAAGCATTCTAAGAAGTAGTCTTTTACGTCTTCATCAAATAGCATTTCCTTTACAGTTTCATGCAATCTGTTCCTAAACGACTCTTTTCCGACGATTCCAAAAATATTTCTATTAGAGTCAACTAACCTCTCTAACAGTGAACCTCTAGTGCTGAACAATGTTTTCTTACACTCTTCATAAATTTCTTTAATTTTCTCTTCTCTCATATTAAAAAATTGTTAATGTTATTTACTTATATAAGGATTTAAAAGGTGTAATTTTGCTATTCGGTCGGCTTGAAGTTCTTATTAGTGTGAAACAATTAACAAAATTATATAGTATGAATAAGAATTCAGTGTACGTAATTAATCAGCCAAAGCACTCATTAATTACATTTATCAAGATTGGTTATGGTTCTGAAGTTAATGAGGATATTCATAATAAGATCGACTTGATACAGGGGGTTAGTGATATTATGTTTATCTTTGATCCTAAGGTTGTTAATACTATTGATCCTTTTAAATTCACAGAGCTCTATCAGTCTGCAAGTTTTATAGTCTCTGATGGTAACTTACATAAGACTCTGTTTGAAGCTTTCTTATATGCAAAGGAAGTATATGAAACACATGTATCTTATATAGTGACTGACATTCTTAAGCTTGGAGACGTAGTGTTAGGAAAAGAGGAGCTGGATAATATCATTAGGATTCATGTTAGTGCTCTTCAAAAACCTATCTGTAAAGTAAGGAGATCTACTTTTGATGAACTTAAGGCTATTTATACAGTAGAGGAGGGAGATACTAGTAAAGGTGGAGGTTTCTTTAAGAGGAACAAGGAGACTGTACTGAACAATGAAGGTAGGTATTATACTTGGAATTGTGAATCTGACTTAGTGTTCATCAGGAAAGCAACGGTTGATCTTATTTTGAAGGAGTACGAGAATGACCGGGAAAATCCAGACAGTAAGATTAATGATATCCTAGACTCATTCAAAGACTATACAGACTTAGGTGATATGTTAGTCTCTTATCTTAAGCGCTTGGGTGTAGATATGATAGAAGATAGTATTGAGTCTATTAAAGGTGTTGGTGACTTAAAGTATGACAAATAAAGTACTAAAACAGAAGGGTAGAAATAATAAGTACCCTGATGAAATTTGGACATGGAGATTAGGTGAGATAGTTCCTGAGTGGTTATCTGATATTGCGAAGGTATCTTATCTCGAGGGTCAGGACGGAAATATTCAGCTCGAAATAGTTAGCTCAAGTACTGGTGGTTATGAGCTGAAAGAATCGAGCGGGTTAAGCGTCCTAGTAAAAGCGAGAGGAAGAGAAGATTTTATTTGTATGGGAACAGATAAGAGATCTATTTTCTCACTTAGCCCTCTTAAACTAAAATTATTATATAATGACAACTGATAGAGAAGAACTTAGTAAGAAAATAAACGACCTCAGTAATTCCTTAGAGCAGGCGAAATTAGAGCTTGATGCAATGGATAAGGAGGTGTACAGGGAGGAATGTAATAACTACCTAACTGATGAAATACAAAGACAGTCAGTATTAAATGAGGAATTAAACCTAGACTTCGCAGAGGGACTTGAGGATATTAGAAAAGTAATCAATAAACTACTCTGTGAGGATGTTAGCGGTAATGTTTCTGATTTTGGACTGGCTAAGACTTATATGAGCGGTCTTAAGGATAGATTAAGCAGTATAAGCGAGAAAATTTCAGAACTAAGGTCATTAATTCAATCTACTAAGAATTTTATTAAGATTGTGGGGCAAAGTAAGTAGGGAGGCAATGTTCTCCTTACTTTTTCTTCGAAGTGGACTCTGTATTAAAAGTTGCCCTTTGGGATGCCCTAGATCCCTTATTAATGTAGACAAATACCTCAAGATATAATAAGATGTATCTTGGGGAAATTTTTTATTAACTAGAAATTATATAAGATTATGAAGAATTTTTTTAGAACTGACAACCTATTATTTATTCTGGTTGTTCTGTTAGGTATTTCTATGTTCGCCTACAACGTAAGAAACATAGGTAAGAAGTCTCGAGAAAAAGAGGCGATAGAAAATGCTATTGATTATGTTAATAGCAGAGACTTTAAGGTTGGTCATGAAATAGCGATCGACCCTAGTAGTTTTGGAGATGGGAAGCTAGCAGAAAAAAGCAACCCAACAAGAAGAACTGTAACAGCTACTAGATACAATCCAGTAGAAAGTCAGTGTAATGATCAGCCATTAATTACGGCTGATATGTCTAAGATATCTCTCAGTAAATTAAAGAGAGGTGAGATCAGATGGATAGCAGTATCACAGGATCTTAGAAAGGTCTATAAGTACGGGGACGTAGTTGAGATCAAAGCTAAGGATGGTGATGACAATTCTATCAATGGTCTCTACGAGGTTCACGATACAATGAACAAGAGATTTACTGACAGAATAGACATACTAACGCACATTGACAATCCACACGGACAAGGAAAGTGGGAGGGAGTATCTATTAGACTAGTCAAGAGAAAAGGAGAGGCTTAAAATAGTCTCTTCTTCTTTTTTGTTCCCCGTGCTCCCTTATAAGTGTTATGATGAAATTTTTAAGTAAACTAATCTTAGTGAAGTTATTAGGTTGGAAGCTAGTAGGTGAGGCTCAAAAACTAAAGAAGAGTGTTGTCGTATTTGCCCCTCATACGTCTTGGTGTGATGGATTCCTAGGGAAGATGTATTTCTATATTTGGGGAGTACGGCATGTGTTGTTGATGGCCAGTAAGTATTTTATTTGGCCAGTGAATCATGTATTCCGAGCGTTTGGATTTATACCAGTTGGAAATACAGGTAGAAATGCACTAATGGATACAATAAATGCTATCAATGGTGCAGATGAAATGAACGTTCTTATTTGTCCTGAGGGTCATCTTAAGAAGGTAGAGAAATGGAATCCAGGGTTTTATCTAATTGCCAAGAAGTGTAATGTTCCTATTGTCTTGAGCTTTATTGACTACAAGAAGAAGGAAGTTGGAATCTTGGAGGTGATAGAAAATCCAGGGAATGCAGGGGAAGTATGGGATAAGATTAGGGCTGCATATGAGGGTATAGGTCCTAAGTATCCAGAGAAATTTTCACTTCCCACAAATTGAAACTAACAAGGGTATCAGTATTGGTATCCTTGTTTTTATTTTCCCCTAGTCCCCTTAATAGTAGAAATTGAAGTATTAATTAAAATAGAAAGAATTATGATTATTAAAAGTTTATTAGAGAATGATGTTTATAAGTGGAACATGTCTTATGCAATTATGAAGACTTATCCATTCGCAGAGACTGTCTTTAAGTTCAAGGACAGAAAGAATGAAACATTTGATCAGGACTTTGTTGATCAATTTAATCTTGAAGTAGAAAGCCTTTGTGCGCTCAGACTTAAACCAGAGGAGAAAAAGTTCTTGGTATCTAAGTTCTACTGGATTCCTAAGTATTTCTTCGATTGGTATGAAAACTTTAAGTTCGATAGTTCTAACTTGAAGGTATGGTTAGATGAGGATAAGCATTTCTGTGTGGAGTCTAGAGGGCTTGCGTATGAGAATGAGTTTTGGGAGGTGCCACTGCTTGCTATATTTAGTGAGCTTCGTACTAGGTATCGTGGATTTGATAAGAAATTCAACAGGTCAGAGGCACTTGAAATATTGAACGATCAGATAGCATTGTCAAACGAGAATCAACTCTATTTTAGTGAATTTGGACTTAGGAGGAGATTTTCTGGTGCTGTACAGGATATGGTAGATAAGGTACTAGTTGAGAATTCTAAGTACTTTGTCGGTAATAGCAATGTGTATATGGCGTTCAAGTATGGTACAGCAATCTCAGGTACACAGGCACATTCTTGGATCATGCTGAATAATGCATTTACCGGTTATAGACTTGGTAATTATCACGCTATGAAGAACTGGAATGATACATTTGGTGGCTCTAATGGTATTTTCTTAGTGGACACGATTGGTATTGATCAGTTCCTTAATAACTTACCACAACTTTATGCTAAGGCGGCAGATGGTTTTAGGTGGGATTCTGGTACTTGGGAATCATTCACTAGCAAGATTATCGCCAGACTTGTTGAGCTAAGAGTTGACCCGCTAACAAAGACCTTAGTATACTCTGACTCTATTAATATGCAGAAATTCTTAGACATACATAGAAACGTCAGAGGAAGAGTAGGTCATGTTGCTGCGGGTATTGGTGGAGCGCTCACAAATAATACTGGCGTAGAAAATGCTAGTCCTCAGGTAGTAATGAAATTATCAGAGGCAAGGATTAATAAGAACAGTCCTTGGATTCATTGTGTTAAGTGCCCAGATACAGAAGGTAAGTACATGGGTGACCTGAATGAAGTTGAGCTCTGCCTTCGTACAATAGGTAGAGATGATGAACTTGTACACCTAGGACTTAAGTAGGAAAGATCATGGCAATACTAAATAGAGATGGTGATGAACTTTCTATATTTAATAGGAAGTTTGAAGTTGATTACGCATTACCTAAGTGGGAAGGTGTAATGGAAAAACTTAAGGGTGACTTGGAGGCTAAAAAAGAAAGCGCCCACCCAGTAGAAGAACATTACTCTAGACAACAGACAAGTATTCCAGATGGTGCAGAGAAATTAAGACACCTAATGAAGAGGTCAAGGGAGATATTAATTGATCCTGAGTTCTATGATAACTTAACTGCTGATGATATAACAGTGATGTTTGATCGTAGATTCAGTGAGGGATTTTTCGAACCACTCTGGGATAGTACGATGTTTGATAGTGTTACCCCTGATGATCTACCAGAGTTTAATGGGTCAATAAGTCTCAACTCTTATGTCAAGCCAGAGAGGGACTTAACTGTTATCTCAGAGCTTAAGATGTCAGAGAAGGAGAATGAGATCTGTGAGGCTAATTCAGAGTTATACAAGTTGATGAAGAAAAAGCCATTCTTCTGGACAAAGTCAAGATATCAAAGAGAGCTAGACCGGCTTGACAATAAACTGCATAGCCTAATCGAAGATAAGAAGAGATTTGCAGTGAGGGGTGATATCCCAGAAAAGACGTATGAGCTAGGTGTGCTTGAGTTCTTTGAGAAAGTTAAACTAACAACTCTTGAGAATGCAGGGACTTACTATAATAGAATTGAACCATATCTCAAGGCACTACAAAATGCTAAGAAGATGGGACAGACTGCATTATGTGAGAAACTACTGGCAATGATAGTTATTAACAAGCTTGAATCTATCTTGTTGTCGTATGGATTTGGTAAGAAAATAACAGAACGACAGGTAGTTGATTTTGTTAAGAAGACTGATAAGGGTGTAGACTTGTGTTATATCAAAAATTTCTCAAGACCTATACCTGACGAAGTAATTGAAAAGAAGGTAGAACTAGATAAGCTACACGTCTTTGATAATTACTGTATTCTCTACTATGATCCTAGTGGTAAGTCATATAAGAAAACCCAAGAGGAACTAGAGGAAGAAAGAAAGAAGAAGAGCGATCCTATCTTATTTGGTATGATAAGAGGGTCTAGGAATCTTTACTATGTTGCTGACTGGATTGATGAACATTGTGACTTAACACTTGAGAAATTCATCAAAGAGTCTGAAAGTGATCCGTCTAATTTTGTAATAACTGAGAAGATAAGTATATGAATTACGTAAATAATACATATCAGTACGGACCAACTAAGGTTAGAACTATTGTAGACCTAGATGATCCAAAGGAGTTTTTTATCTGTGCATCTGACCTAGAAAAAGTATCCCCAATCTATACAGTTCATAGCTACTTAGAGAGGGACGATACTAAAGCTCTTATGGAGGCAATTCCAAAGTCAGGTTGTAAGAATCAGCCTATTGATGGAGGTAGACTGATTAAGACTGTAGCAGAGGGAACGAATAGGGGTACTTGGTTTTGTAGGGCCCTTGCAATCGACTTCTGTAGGTGGATTAGTCCTAAACTCTTCGTATGGTGTGAGTCAGTCTGTAATAGAATTGCCAGTACTAGTGCAACTACAGACAAGAATTCATGCTACTCTACTACAGAGGTCATCAAGTTCTTAGAAGGTGACTGGAATGTAAAAACCCTACTAAGTGACCTAGAGGAGAAAGGTATTATTAAGTTCAGTCAGGCCAATAGTAGGGATAAGAAGTGGACAATGTGTGACAGAGGTAAGTTAAGGTTCATTAAGGAGAAGACTTTTACTCTTAAGGACACTAACTTCACAAAGCAATACAATGTTTGGACAGAAGAAGGTAAGAATTATTTAATTAACTTATATAACAAATGAAAAGATTATTATTAATAGTTGATGCACAGGTTGATTTTGTTAGCCCTCATGTAGATGTATATGATGGGAGACCTGGTAAATTATATATACCCGGCGCAGAGCATGGTATTGAGTTCTTAGGTGATTGGATTAAATTGAACAAGAAGAGTATTGACAGTATTCTTTGCACAATGGATACTCACTATACCACTCACATCGGTCATCCTAAGGCTTGGACTGATAAGAAAGGACACATTGTAGATCCATTCACCATTATTATATCAGAGCAGGTTGAACGTGATGATTACTCGCCTACTATTATGACCAAAGACCAAGCAGTGTCATATCTTAGAAGGATTGAGAGTTTCGGTCACCAACATCAAATCTGGCCAACTCACTGCTTAGCCGGGTCAATTGGTCAGGCGATAAGTGAACACGTAATGAATGCTCTGGAGTTGTGGTGTGAAGAAAATAAGAAACACTATGGCATATTTCAGAAGGGATTTAATGATACTGCTGAGATGTATAGTGCATTTTCGTTTGCAGATGGAGAAATACCAGCTTACAGTAAACAGACACTAGATAGCTTAGCGATGCAGGAGTTTGATGAAATAGTAGTGGCTGGATTTGCTATGGATTATTGTGTAGCTGAAACAGTAAGAGACCTAGTGAGGGATGGAAGATTTGAGGGAAAGCTGAGATTCTTAAAGGATGGAATGGCAACAATTAACTCAAAGAATCCAAGCTTGAGTGTATATGATGATGCAGTAGAAAATCACGCTGC